GGGCTCCCGCTCTGTATCTTCGAGCTCTGGGGCTTCGGTCTCTTCGATGTCATACACCGATCCTCCAAGCTCGCTCATGAGCTCCATGAGAGCATCAGAGCCGGTCGACACACCGCGAAGGAGATCGTCGAGCGCTTCGGTGTCGGTCTCCGCCATCGCTCCGATGGGATCGAGAACGGCAAGGAGCTTGTCCGCTTCTTCCTCGCTGAGATCAACGACGATAATCGGCACGAGCTCGTCGCCGCTCATATCGGCTCGGAGATGCCCGTCGATGATCTCGAAGCCTTCGGGCGTCTCGCGTACAATGAGAGCCCCAGCGAAGCCGATCTCTTCAAAGATCCCGCCCATTGCTGCCTTCTGCCGCTCGGGATGCTTCCTCCAATTCTTCGGGTTCCTCCGAAGCTCGGAAGCTGGGACTCGCCGAAAGTCGGTCGTGCGGTCTCTCATTGAAGTCTCACTGTGAGAAGATGGGAGAGGGGGGGCGGTTGCTCGATGCCCCCTCTCCCCGGTCTCGCTTTCGCATCGATTGCAGCCCGCACCGGGGGGAGGTTGTAGTACCATTTTGCATTATCGAACGACGATAGTCAAGCGTTTTGTTCCGCCGAACGAAACAGTTCGGCCATAAACCGCTCGGCATTCTCGGCGATCGCGAGAGCTTCTTCGACGCTCTCGGCGACTCCGTGCGGGATATTCTGCCGATCGAGCCGAGCGGCGATCCGCTCTTGCGACGGCTCCATCTTCTCGCCCGGTCGCTTAACTTCGATCCAGACGGTGACGCCGTTGCGGAAGCACCATAGGTCGAATATGCCCGGCTCTTGATAGGGGCCACCGTGGATCTTGACGACATCCCACCCGAGCGATTCGAGAGCCTCAACGATATTATCTTGAATGCTCCGCTCGCTCGGTCGCTCATCCTTCGGCTTCGGCTCCTTCCGCCCGGCTGCGTCGATCGCGTTGAGCTCTCGGGCTTCTTTGCGTGCAGCTTTGATTGTATCGTCAAATGAGCCCAACCAAGGGACTACTCTCCGCAATCCGGTCGCGGAGTCGAGAATCCAGAGTTTCTCTTTCGGCTCCCTCATGATCTCAACTCGGAATCTCTTCGGCATCTTCTCGCCCTCCTTCGATCATATCGATTAGAGAATGCAGGTGCCACGTTGGCGGCTCGACCCGATGCTTCGAGATGAAGCTCACGCCTTCTTCGGTCATGATTAGCACCCACCCTTTTCGCCCGACGAAACGCTTGAGCTCCGAAAGGAGCCGCTGGTCTTCTGGCCCGAACTCGAATTGAGGAAGCTCCACGGTCAATCTCCTGGTTTCATTTGGAAGCGGCAGTGCGGATTGCTGGCGAGAACCAAGCGGCTCTTGGCTCTTGTGACCCCAACGTAGGCCACTCGCCGTTCTTCGTCCCGAGCATCGGGGCACAAGTCCCGAGCTCGGGCGATCGGATAGGACGCCCCGAGATTGATAGCAACGCTCTCAGCTTCGGCTCCTTTGACGGAGTGGATTGTGCCGACCTTAATGCGAGGATCGAGAGCGACGAGCGGGCCATGCCGATTGATCACTCGCATGAACTCGGCTCCCCGCTCGATGAGCGTCGTCCACTCGCCGCTCTGTATCATCGAAAGAAGCAGGGGCGTCGCCCCATAGGAGCCGAAGAGCCCGAGCGGAATCTCATCGGGCCATTGCTCCCGCTTTTTTGCTTTGGTCTTCGAGCCTCTTTTGAGAAGCTCGCCCTTGGAGCACTTCGACGGGATGCTCTCGAAGATCCGCTTGACCTCATGAGCGTCGGCAGTCATACCGGAAGAGAGGCAGAGAAGCCCGTGCATTGCATCGACCTTTGAGCGGGCGAGCCATGCCCCGTTGCCCTTCGTCGCGGTCCAGGGATACTCTCGCTCGGATAGCAGCCGTTGCCATCGGCGGGCTTCCCAGTTAGTGCGGGCAATCAGAAGCCAGTCGCTCTCGGGGTCGACTTCGGTCAAAGCAGCTTCGAGCGAGCCGAGCCGCTGAACGCTCGCCGCTCGATCTGCGGGAGCGATCTCGCGGTCGAAATAATCCGAGCTCTTCTCGATGCACTTCTCGCCGAGCGAGAGGATCTCCCCGCCGCATCGCCACGACTTCTTCATGATCTTTTCGTGCTCGGCATCCCACGCCATGAAGCAAGCGGCATCCGAGCCCGCCCAACCGTAGATCGATTGGAACGGATCGCCCGCAACATAAACCCACTTGACCTTTGGCGAGCCAATCAGGCGGCGACAAACGCGATCGAGAAGCGGCGACGTGTCCTGTTGCTCGTCGAAGAACCAGACGGGGAGCCCGGGGACGAAACCTTCCGGCTCCGTTTCGGCGAGCGAAAGGTCGGCACCGAAGCGGAGCCCCGCGAAGCGGGAGAGAAGATCGGAAAAGTCACACCTTCCGTCAAGCCGCTTAGCGAGCTCGAATCGCTCGGCGATAGTCCGACAATAGCCGAGCGGCGGGAGCTCGGAGTTCGCCCGGCTCATCCGCTCATATGCAGCTTCGAGCGGCTCAAGGCGAGCTCGGGCGGCATGCCAAATAAAGAGAGCCAAGTCGGCGGTCGAGCCGAGCTTCGCTTCGCGATCGCCGTCTCCTTCGACGAATGATGCTTTCTCGCCGATGGCATCCGTTAGCCATTCGAGCGACTCTTTATCGCCCGAAAGGAGCTCCTTCGATTTAATCTCAAGGCATCGGTAACAGACTGAGTGAAGCGTTCGGAACCAACCGTATTGCTCAAGCTCCTTGACGGTGCATCCGAATTGCTCGCTCGCTCGCTCGGCGGCTTCTCGGCGAGCCGCCCGCGTGAAGGAGACGAAGCCGATCTCTCTCGGCTCGATCCCTCGCTCAATCACTCGGGCCATGAGCCGCAAGAGCTCCGAAGTCTTGCCAGTGCCCGCCCCTCCTATCAATCGTGCTATCTCCATCGGCATACCCCCCGAACAGTTGTTCGATTTCTGGAATTTTCCAAGAAACGTATAGGAGAATCTGCTTTCGCTTTTCAAGTCGCAGCAGTGTTAGACTCATTTCTTCTAAATGCTACCCTGCTACCTGTTCAATCCTGAAGCTAGGTCTCTTCTTCTCCTTGCTTTTCAAGACTCAAACCTCTCTAATGCTAACAACTATCACGATTTGAAAAAAGCGAAAGAAGTTTCTCCTATACATATCCGCCATTTTTGGTGAAAAACCTTAGCTATCTTTCCGCATCGCATACATCTTCCGAATACGGGCAATATCATCGGGCGAGACCTTCGTGATATTGAGCCGCACCCCATCTATCTGATATTGCCTAGTTTGCCGTTTCGGGATAGCGAAGATGCGAGATTTTGCCGAACGAATGTTCGGCTCGGTGAACTGCCCCTGGTCGATGAGAGCTCGAAACAGCTTGACCCAAGCGAAAGCGATCGAGCCATCCGAGAGCTTGACGGGCTCGCCGCTCGAAGCGGGGCGGTCGTCCTCCGTCTCGGGGGCATTGTCGAGCCGAGTTAGAAAATGCTGAATAAGCACCAATCCTTCGACCTGATCGATGTCGGGCTCGGCTTCCTGCCGCTCGTCCATGAGCCGAGCCTTGAGCCCCTTCCGCCCTTGCTCGCCGTTCCAGACCGCCGACCAAGCTCGCGGGCGATCGCTTAGGAGGACGACCTTTGTTGCCGAGAGAACAGCTTCCGCCATTTTATCGGCCTTCGTGAACTGTTCCAGAGTCAAGTGGATGTCGCCGCGATCGTTCGCGACGTGATTGATCCAAGCGGGGACCGTGAGAACATAGGCGACCGGATCGCTCTTGACTACAGTCAATTGCCAGTCGCCCGGATGCCATCCGAAGCCCTGCCCGTCCTCGGGATCGGGACCGTAGGCGAGCCCGTGCTCAAGGTAGTGTCGCCGCTGCGGCGGGCATGAATGCCAGCCGTCCCCGCCCTTCAGTCGCGGAGCCCCTGAGACGCCCGGAGAGCCCATCTGAGAGCCTTCGCCGCTCGGAGGGCTCGGGAGAGCTTGAGGGGGCGGGGAGCCGCCCTCTCGGGCAATGCGGCATGCTGACGCGACGATCTGTTCGACCTCGCTCCTATCGAGCGGGGGCGAGCATCGGAGGGCATTCATCCCGAGCACTATTTCCAGAAGATCCGCCCGGGCATCCGAGTTCGCAATATTGCGGAAGTTGACCTCGCGGCAAGCGAAGGCGAAAAGGATATCGTTCCTTTCTCCCTCCCGCACTGCATCGGCTTCGAGAATGGCTCGCCCTCGCGAGCATTCGCCTTGCTCGGGCTGCGAAGGAGGGAGCGACCCGGGGAGCCCTTGAGCCCCCGCTGCGGGCTTCTGAACGCCCATGAGCTCCGCGAGGGCTGCGGGGATCTCGATCGGATCGCAATCATCGGGCGAGAGCCCCGCGAGCCAACGATACTCCCGCCCGCTATAATGCCTTGACGGCGGAAGGACGCTCTGTGTCGATTTGCCAGCGCCTCCGATCCGCACCTCAAGCCCTCGGATCTCCATCTTTTGAACGGGTGGAAGGCTTTCAGTCCATCGAAATAGTCGATGAATAGACCGCCCCGATTGATAGGTCGGAGTAATGATGCCAGCGAAGAGCTCTTCGGCTGTGAGCCGCCCCTCTTCGCAATCAAACTCCACATCGATCACGCCCGAGTCAGGCCCGAGAAGGAGCCCGATATTCGCGAGCTCGGGCCACTCCGAGATTGTTTCCTCGTCGCTCGTCGCTGAGCTCGCCCAACCTTTGCCGACCGGATGCTTGCCGGCGGACCGCTCGTCATGAGCTCGCCCGCAAGTGCATTTGCCATCGGCTCCAATGCCGTAAAGCTGGACGATCTTCCAGCCTATCGCGGCATACTTCATCGCTGCGTTGATTGTTTCCATAGAAAGTCCCCGGATAGAAAGAAGAAGCGGCGAGCTTGCAGCATAGCAAGTCGCCGCTGATATTCAAAGCCTATTCGCCGACGAGGTGTTTAATCCATCGCCGCACGACGCCTGCAATGACTAGCTCGTCATACTCTCGGGCTTCGGGATAGATCGTCGCGTCGCATCCGAGAACCTCCCATACGGTTTCGGCAATCCATTGCTTGAAAAGCCCTTGCTCGAAGCATGCCCAGTGCTTCGCGATGAGCTCGCCGAGCACCTTTGAATGGCTCGGGCGTCCCGCGATCTTGAGCAATGCATCCGTGAACCTGATCGCCGCAAGCAGGTCGTCGCTTGCTTCGCGGTCGCATTCGGATGTAATGAACATTCGCGGCGCCGCATCCTCCGCCGCGTCGTTGAGAAGGACGAGAGCATGAAGCAAGTCCTCCCGCGAGACGTCGTCATAATCGGGCACGTCGACCGGGGGCTCGGGCTCCCAATAGGCGACCGCATCCATGAGGCGAATATCATCGCCCATCGTAAGCCAAGTGTCCTTGTTTGGCGTGCCGCTGCCGCGATCATATCGAACGAGCTCGGGCCACTCTCCGCCTTCTTCGATAGCCCAAACGATCTCGCCCGCTTCCGGGCGGGGGCCACCGTCCTTGATGTCAGTTCGTTTGTTCACTTCCGTTCTCCTTTTGCGCTGTCGGCCTTCGCCGCTATTTCTCTCATTCTCATCATGAGCCGATAGGCTTCGTTATGCGACCGGAACCGCCGAAACAGAACGCCGTTCCAATAGACGCCCCAGATGAAAACGCGACCGTCGAGCCGCCGAACTTCAATCTTCTGGTTCATCGCCGCCCTCCTTCGGCTTGAGGAAGCGAGCCTTAATCGGCTTTGCGACGGATCGGCCTTCTCGGCAATTGCAACTCAGCAACCCCGACTGGTCGATCCATTGAGGGGTGAGCCGCCACTCATTCGCGCCCGCCGCTCCCTCGAAGAGCATGCCGAAAAACACGCCGTCGTGCTTTGGAACAGTCTCGAAATAGACGGGCTCGCCCGGCTGCACCTTGAACTCGGGCGAGAGAACAGCCGGATGCCAATCGGGCAGGATGAGCGTGCCGATCCCATAGACGTCGTATTTGATTTGGCACTCGCATGCCTCTCGCCATTCGCTGAAGACCAGAACTTTGTTATCATGCCGATGGGACTCTTCGTCGAGCCATTCGACGACCCACTTGTCGATCCATTCGACATCTTCGCGGATGCGATAGACCGAGCCCCTTTGCAGGCATGCGGGGTGCGCGGGGCTCATCACGGGCGTCCAGTCGGCGCCCGAGTTGTTCATGATAATGGTATCGCCCGCCTCTCTCGCATCCCTTATAAGATCTTGAAGCTCGGGCGGGAGCCACTTGAACGGGAGCTTCGCTTTCTTCGCTTTCTCGAAGAGCTCTCGATCAACCTTCGCCATATATTCGTGTCGTTTCATTGCCGTTTCTCCTTTACCATTCGATGCGGACATGATGAACGCACCACATTGTTACGAGGGCGACCGCAGCCCCCGCTATCACTCCCCACATAAAAACCTTCCCGACGTCCTCGTCGCTCATTCCTCGCCCTCGCTTTCTCGCGGCTCGAACTCGCCGCAAAAGTCGGAGTGCATTGTCTCGGGCCATCGCGTTGCATAGATCTCGTTGGTGTATGCTCTTCCAGCCATGCCGGAAGTCGCAGCATACGTTGTGCTATCGCTGTTTGCGTGCTCTCGCTTCGGAGCATACCGTCGGCATTCGCCATATATGTGACCGTCCGAACAGCGAACGACGAGCGTCTCGGGCTCCTTGACCGAGCCATCAGCGTTGAGGTAGTGCATCGCCTTCCAGTGTCGGCATGTGAAACAATCTCGGATCATCCTTCGTCCTCCTTCGGTTTTCGGAACCGGATCTCGTAGGCTTCGGCGGCTCGATAGATGCAATCTACGTCGATGCTTGCCGTCGCGAAATGGCCTGCACCCTCGGCGGTGAATATCAGGTTCGCGTGCCAATATGAGCCGCCCTCGAATCGCCAGCCAGCATAGATCGGATCGGGCACGATGAGTTGCCAGAGCCGTGAGAACGCCGTCTCGCTCGTCCGATAGAGCGGATGCCATGTGGGGAGCTCCCGCGAGAATACGCCGAGCTCGCCCCCGCATCGCGAGACCTTGCAGACCGCGTAGTCATTCTCGATCTCGGCAGAGGGCGAGAGCCGAACGTGCATGATGGACTCGGGGCGAAGCGTGATATCTTCCGCAAAGCTCCATTCATCGTCCGGGTTGGTCATATCCTTCGCTTGCAGAACTCCCGCCCTGCACGCCGCATCGAAGATTTCCCGCTCTCGCTTGCTCATGTAGCGGAAGCGAAGCGGGCATTCTTTGTATCGCTGTAACTCTTCCTCGGTCAGGTTGATTTCTTTCGTCCAGTGCATTCGAGTTTCTCCTTTGCTTGATAGTCGAAATAATGCCACGCCGTGTGCTCATCGCACCAAGGGCAGTCGTCGCCCACGCACTCAAGGAATGAGTAGCCGAGATTCTGCCGAATCCGATACCCCGCCGAGAGCGCGGCGAACAGCTTGCAAAGCTCAAGCTCGCGGTCGGTTAGCTCCATGCTGAATACTCCCCGCTCGCCCTCGACGTAAGTGAGGATATGCCATCGCTCGCGGGGCTCTTCCTTGGGGAGATCGAAGAGCTTGCTTTGCTCAAGCTCTTCTCGTTGCTCCTCAAGCTCGCGAGCGGCGGGCTTGAGGATCTCGAAGCCGACGCCGAAGATGCGGAGCTTCTTTGTATAGCCGTGCCGCTCCGAGAAGAGCGGCTTGGTTGTCGTCGCATGAAGCCCCCACCCGAAGAGCCGGAACCAAACCGTTCTTGGGTGGATGCTCATGCAGAAGATTGCTTCTCTCATCGCACCCTCCGTCGGATGCGACGCTTCTCGGTCGCGGTAAGCTCATCTTTGAGCGTCGTGATCCGAAGCTCAAGGCATCGCCGCGTCAAGGTCGCTGCCTTGGAGACCCCGAGCTTGCATCGGAGCCGCTGAGCATGGTTGTCGATCGTGCTCGGCGCCAAGCAGAGAGCCGCCGCCGCCTCCTTGACGGTACAGCCGAGCGAAAGGAGCCGGGCGACCTCGGCTTCTCGTCGGGTCAGGTTATGCTTTGCCATTTGTTCGTTCTCCTTGTGTTGAATGATGAGCCCCGCCCGCCCGAAGCGGGCGGGGCTCGGCGGTCGCGAACGGGCTCTCGTGCAAGAAGCCCGCGAAACGCTCGCGAACGCTATTCTCTCGCCCTCATCGGATCGGCTGTGAGCTCATCGAAGAGCGGCTTGGTATATTCCGCCACGATCGCGAGCCCTTCCTCATGCGTGAGAACCGGCTCGGCGGACAGCTTGAGGATGATCCGCGAGTAGGCGATATTCTCGTCGTTCGTCGCCTTCTCCAATGTCACCGTCGCCCATCGCCGCCAGTAGGGGATCTCGTATCCATCCGAATCGATGCGGCCTTGCGATTGCTGCACGACGCTCTTGACGCCTCTCAGGCTGCCCGGCTGCACCGTCATCATGATCGGGAGCCGAGCCCCCTTCGGGAGGATGGCGAGCACCCGCTGCTCCTTGAAGCGGCGACCCTTGCCCTTCGCGGCGGTTTGCCATCGGCAGTAATGCAGCCGTGTAAGATCGAAGTCGTCGGTCGGCTTGCCGTCGGCGTCCATGATCCGGGCTTCCTCCAAAAGCTCGGGCGAGATATCGCCGAGCACTTCGCTCGCCTGCTTCGCGGTCCCATAGACGCACTTCTTCGTCCCTCGGCAGTTATTCGAGATCAACACCGGCGTGGTGCCCTCGACCGCTTCGCCCTCCGTAGGCCAAAGCACGCCGCGCGGTTGATAGAGTACGAAGTTCCCCTCGATCTGCGAGACGCTCTCGATGTTCCCGAGCCCGTCGTCGAGTTGCCAAGCCGCCGCTCCGCCCGAAGGAGTCTTCGCCCACACAAGCGAGTCGAGCGAGATCGGCTCGGCGGCTTCCTCGTAAAGCTGCATCGCATCGGGCGAGAGATCCGCCTTCACGAGCTCGCTCGGCTTCGGATCGCTCGGGATCATTGCGTCGTCTTTTTTCTTTGCCATTGTAAATTCTCCATCTGAAAAGTTGGGAAGTTGAGCCGCCCCGCCATTCGGGGCGGCTTGGGTTGTTGCTATCCGATATCCACGCCGAGAAGCTCATCCGTTCGGGCAAACGCGACGAATCCGACGCTATGCTCTCGCATGCCCAGCTTGGCGAGAGCATGGTGCCGCATCGCGAGACCGTAATCGTCCGAGACCCAAAACAGTTTGCCATTTTCATCGGCGAAGAACCCCAAGCAGACGAGCTTGGCATAATCGCCAACGGCCACGCACTCGGCGAGCGTCCACCTGGGCTGCGAGCCCGGATAGGGGGCAATGATCGTGCCGCATCTCGCGGACCAATCAATACGACAAACGGTGCCGGGGATATTACCCCAAGGCGTTGCGACCGTCCACTGGAATGGGTCGAGCCCGCTCGGGAGCTTGCTCTGCTCTTCGGGCTCTTTGAGCCATTCGATCCATTCGAGCCACCCGGGCGAGATTCGGACCGCCCAGGTGCCGTCTCGATCGAGCTCGGACTTCCGCTCGGGGACCGCCGAGAAGTCTTGCCAGCGATAGCGGGTCGCGATATCGCAATATTGCATCGCGGCGATTCGCCACGCCTCAAGCAGGCAATCGAGCCGCTTGTCGCCGATTGCTCCAAGCTGCCGCATGGGCGGCATCGCGGGGTCTTGGCACGAGATAATCATATCCTCGCCCCACTTGTCGATGAATTCTCCTTGTGGTGTCATCGTTCGTTCTCCTTGCTCTCGAAGCTCGCGGACACAGCGAGCCCGGGGATATCCTGCGAATAGTATGAGATGCCTACCGAATGCTTCGTGCCCCTGCATCCGGCAAGCATCGCGAGGAAGAAAATCGCGGCGAGTCTCATGGAGCCCCATCCTCCCAATGATCGCCGAACTCCATTTCGTCGCGTTCGGCGAGCCACGCTTCAAAACGCCGCCGCTCCCTCGCATGGCGATAAGCGGCAGTCCAGATTGTGAGCATGCCGCCCGCAACGAAGCAGGCGGCAACGATGAGCCAAGCCATCGCTTAATCCTTTCGGCTTCGGAGAGAGACCTTCATCGAGACTTTCGCGAGCTCGCGGAATTGAGCCGGAATTTTCTCGATATCGTAGTCCCCTTCCTCGGTGCGTGCGAGCTCTCGGATGTGAGCGCTCGCGGTTTGGGAATTGATCGTCGTTTTTCCGAGCTCCGAGCATCCGGGCAGAGCAAGGAAGTCGCCAACGTTCGCGGCGGGAACGCTCGCCCAAAGCTCGCGGTGGATATAGATCGTCCGCCCGTTGATATTGAGCCGCTGCGTGCCGCTCTCGCCCATGAGCTCAAGCAAGAGCTCGGCGAGCGACTCCCGCTCCTTGCTCTTCGCTTCCGCCCTGCCATTGAGCTCGGCGATCTCAGTATCAAGATCGGCAATCTCGCCCGCGAGCTTGAGAGGATCGGGCGGCTCAATTCCGTCGCTCATCCCTGCGAAGGTATCGTCGAGCGATTCGAGATCGGTCGCCGCTTCGGCGGCTTCGGGTTTCGTTTTTTCCATTGCAGTTTCTCCTTGTGCATGAAATGAGAGAGCCCGAGCCCCCTCCGAGAGGGCTCGGGCTTCGCAGCGATGAGGCTAGCAAGCCTCAATATCGGCCAGGTTGTAGATTGCTTCGGCGACGACATCGTCGGGGTTGAGCTCGACTCCGACCAGCTGGAAGGTCAAGAGATACTCGAAGTGCTCGTCGAGCTTCTCATTATAGAGCATGCAGGAAACCGAGAAGCGGCGGGGCATCTGATCGCATCGCCCGCGTTGGCGGCATGCGACCGATTCGACAACGGCCAGAAGCGGCAGGTTGGACCAATTGTCCGCGAAGCCGTCGGCATCATAGCCGAGCCCCCCGGGGGTTTCGAGCTCATCCACCCATCGCTCGATGGTATCGCACCAGATACAGGTATCGAGCGATTCGTTCTCAAGGCTCTCGCGGGCGGCAGTTGCGGTCGTCATCGTCATGGCTCATTCTCCGAGTTAAAGTTGAAAAGCAGGCGAGCAAGTGCTGCTCGTATGCTGGAAGTATAATCGGCTATCAAAGAGAAGGCAAGCATATTCGCCCCTATTCTCGGAAGTCCATCGAAACTCCCGTTTCCATGCGGCGGATTACCTCCTTCGGAGACGGCGGGCGAACGACATTGGTCAGGATGTGGTCAAGCGAGCTCGCGGTCCGATGGCCCGTGAGCTCGGAGATCGCCGCATCTTTGCGGTTGAGCATCCGATAGAGATCCACATCGATGGTGCGGCTCGCCATGATATGAAAATAACGGACTGCCCGCTCTTGCCCGGGGCGAAGGATGCGGGCGAGCGATTGGGAATAGTCCCCGAACGAGTAGCCGACCGAGAAGTACACACAATAACAGGACCGCGTGAGATCGATTCCGGCCCCCCCGCTTTGGATCTGGACCGCGAAGAGATAGCCCGTCTCGCCGTGGATTCTCTCGGGGAGAATGTTCCCCGCCATATCGGAGCGGGAGCCCGAGAGCTCGCCGAAGGCTCGCCCGCTCTTGCGGGCGGCTTCCTTGACGGTCTCGATATCCGAGCGGAAGCGGCAGAAGACAACGACCGGCTCGCTATGCTCGATATCTTCGGCGAGCTCAACGAGCACTTCCAGCTTGCCCGAATCGACGGGCGTTAGTTCGTCGGCGTCGTCAAGCCGGATCCACCCGCTTGTGAGTTGCTGCATCCTGAGGAGCCGCACAAGAGCCGTCGTTGGCGTCACCTTGCCTTCTTCGAACTCAGCTTCAAGCGATGCGTGAAGCTGAGCATAAGCCTTTGCGGCTTTCGGAGAGAGCGAGAATAGCTTAACCGAGTGGATTGCTTCGGGGAGATCGAGCACGTCTTCTGTTGCGCACTGGAACGCGATCGACTGGAAGCGGCGACGGAGATCGTCAAGGTTGATCCACTTGATTATGCGGCTCGGATAGACCGGATCGGGGATAGCATAGCGAGCCCGGAAGCCAGCAGCCGTTGTATCGAAAACGCTCCGATCGGCGAACCTGTATTGAGGGTAGATATCAATCGGCGAATGAGGGATCGGGGTGCCAGTCAAACAGAGCCGCCGCCGAGCCTGCTTCGCGAGCCGCCCGAGAAAAAAACTGGCCTTGCCGCCCGGAGCTTTGATCTTGTGTGATTCATCGGCGACTATGCAATCCCATTGAACCGCCCGGAGGATATTCGCGATCGCTGGTCGCCATACTGACTCGTAATTGACGACGATGGCGAGCCGCCCGCGATTCGCTCGTTGCCATATGAGAGCCTCTCGGGCGGCTTCCTGCTTCTTCTTCGATGTGCCCTTATCAAGGCAACAGATTTTCCACTCGTAGTTCGCCCATCGGGCGAACTGCGAGGGCCACGTTGGTATGACGGCTTTCGGGCAGGTGATAAGCACCCGTTCGGCGGCTTCATCATTCTGCAAGAGATCCACCACGACCTTGGATTTGCCCGTGCCCATTCCCATAGCGAGCATGGCCCCGCGTTTATCGCGAGCGAAGGCGAAGGCGTTTCTCTGATGCTCCCAAGAATCGCCGCGAGAGATCGGCGGGGGCGGAGCCCCGCTCGGGAGGTCCTCGCGAAGCTCGGCAAGCATCGCGTGGAGATCAAGCTGTGGGGCGGCTTCCTGCCGAGCGGCGGCTTCCTCATCGCTGAAAGGGGTTTCTTGATATTCACGCACCGGATTCCTCCTTTCCTACTGCCGCCGCCGCGAGAGCCGCGACGGCTTTGATTGATAGCTCCGAATGCTTCCGAATGCATGCGGGGCAAATACAGCCTACCCGCTCTTTGGCTCTGTGGAAGCTCAAGAGATGCCCGCCCATCGCATAATGCACCGCGAGAGCGGAGACGAGCTCGGAGGTGGATTGCGGATCGGCAGAGCATAGCCGTTGCTCGTGCACGTTCCCGCACGCGTCGCATGCCTTGCAGAGCCAATAAGAGCCGCTCTTCTTCTCTATGGTGAGGCTCATTCTCGCACCTCCCAGCCTGCTTCCTTTTCCCCCCGGATAACCTTGATCTCTTCGGGGGCGTCGATTCCGACGCGAACCAGCGAGCCGCCGTTGCGGATCTGTAGCATCTTAAACACGATTTTCTCGCCGCTTGGCAAGATTAGGACGAGCGTCTCGCCCATCTGCCTTGATAGAACCAGCATGCTAGCTCCCTCCTTCCTTATGAGTGATCTCGTATCGCTCTTCCGCAATCGCGAAAGCCGCATCCTTGAGCCCGCAATCGTTCGGGAGAGCATCCCGAACGCACACCAGATAGGCGACGCCGTTCAGTGAATGCATAAAGCTCGGGAGATGCTCGTTGTAGTTTTTGATGCTATACGGCAAGCCCTCGGCATCAAAGAAGCCGTGAAGGTACGAGAGAGCCTCTCGCATCTCGGCGGGCTCGACAACTCGCGGCGGAATGTCTTGAACATACACCTCGTGGTCCTCCCAGACGCCGCTTGTCAGCCGGAGCGTTCGCGGACGAAGCTCGATGCAGAGCGAGGGCTTGCCAACCTGAATGAGGAAGAAGCCGCCACCCTCATCGGTCGCCGAGAGCACGCCCGCGTCGATTGCGACCGAGATGATACAGCATAGGTCGTCGCGGGAGATCCCGCGAATTGTCGGGAGCCCGCCGTGAGAGGGCTCGATATGCAGCTTGATCGACTCGCCGTCGGGATCGGCGGAAGCCGAAACGGTTCGGGCATCGGGTAGTTGTTGGCTCATTTCTCGCCCCCTTTCTTGCCATCGCGAATAATGAGTTCGAACACCTGCCGTGTCGTAAGCTCCTTGCCGCTCGCTTCCTTGACTGCGAAGAGATAGGCGATCTCCGCGTCGGACATATACGACGCAACGCATTGATACCAGGGGATGCTTCCGCGAGAGCCTCCGCGAGCCTTGGTTACAATCTCGTGAGCCCTCTCTGGGCTAAACGGTATCGGCTTGACTCCATCGACCGCGATGCGATGCCCGCTTACTGCGATGTCGATGCGGCGGGATCTCATATCGATGAGCAAGTCCCCGCATCGCATACGGTCGCATTCAATCATTCCTTCCGCCAACGCCACGCCAAGCTGCGTGGGCGAGATGAGCCCCTCCGCAACCGCCGCCCGCACGAGAGCGAGGATATCCTCGTCGATGAGCTCGTCTTGCACGTCATCGTCTTCGGCGTCCATTATGCCGAGATCGATGAGTAGCGAAACCGGCTCGCCCCCCGGGGCTTTCCAGAGCTTCACCGAAGCTCCCGAGTTCGTTTCGATGCCCAAGTCCTTGATTCTGTTTTCCATGATGGTACTCCAATGATTAGTAAGCGACTGAGAAAGTGAACCGGATTGCTATTTCTTCGCCTTCAAGACACGGTCGCGAAGGATAGCGAGGACGCTTTGATATTCGCCCTCGTGATGGTCGGCGGGATCGATGCTCTTTATATCGGCATAGGTCCAGAGTAGGGCCTCAAGGCTCGGCTTGCCGAGTGTCACGAAGACCTGCCCGGTGTGATATCCAATCAGCTGAGCCGCATCGCTCATCCATTTTACTTTTGCGATCAACTGGTTGCCGTCGATATCGTAGATATGGATCCACGGGCGAGAGGGCTTCACTCTTCTGTTCTTTCTTGACGTCATGATTGGTTCTCCTTGCGGAAGCCGGGCGGCTCGGATGCCGCCCGGAGGGGATAGCGATCAAGCAACGAGCTCGGTCGCTTCGGTGATGTCGGCTTCGAGAAGCTCGCGGAACTCGTTCATGGCGGGCATCTGCCGCATGACAGGTTGCTTCTTGACGATATGCGTGAAGGCATTCATCAGAGCCCAAGCGGTTCGTTCGTGGAAGCTCGGCTCATCGAAGGAGGGCTTGCGATACTCCGCTTCTACCATGCCGATCCGGCTCCAAGGAAGGATGCCGAGCCGCCCGGCTTCGACGAGAAGCATATCGCTCGCTGCGGGGCTCATCGGGGTAGCCTTCCATCGCTCGATGGTTTCGCCCGCTTGCCGCATCTGGTCGGCATAGAGGTCGAGCGCAACGCCTATCTCCTTCATGAGATCGAGCCGCGTCGTATGCTTCTTCGCCATGATGGCAACGCCCGTCAGAAGCCCGTTGGTACAGGCGATGACTCGCCCGCCCGCTGTGATAACAACTTTCGAGGTCAGGTCGTTGCATGAGCGGAAGCCGAGCTCAAAATCGATGCCCGGAACCGCTTCGAGATTGGGGATCGCGACCTTGCAGCTTCCAGCGACGCCGGAGGCATCCGCCGTGAGGCACATCTGCAAGTCCGAGAGTTCCCACCCGCGATCGACGGCGTGCGTATAGATCGCCGTCACGAGCTCGTCGTGGGGGACCGGCTTCCATCGGGAGCCCGCCCGGTCGGGGCGATTGATCGGGACGCCCGAGATATCGTTGATTGATCGAAGGCATTCGTCGCCGCTGTGCAAATAGATCATTGAATTCTCTCCTTGTGCGATGAGCGAAGCGAGCCGCCGCGAGCCAATCGCGGCGGCTCCCATCGCCCTAAATGTCCAACTACTCGCCGTATTCGCTGAGCTCTTCGAGCTTGACTCCATGCTCCTTCATGAGTCGGGCGATCTCCGCGAGGGCTTGCTCTCTGGGATCGAGCGTTGCCTCAAGCTCGGCGATGATCCACGCTCGGAGCGTCGGCCACTCGCGATGGAGCGAGTAGTAAAAGTCGCCGTCCTCATTGGTCAGGCGTTCGAGATTCGTCGCGCGATCGGCGGAAGCTCCCTCGCTGACGCGATAGAGCCACGCGTCCCTATCGCCATCCACATAGAGGATAAGCGTGCCGTCGGGAAGCTCGACTTCCGCGTCAAGGTCGAACCACTCGCCCTCGACCGCGTGGCCGCCCTTTTGGGTTGAATCGATGCCAGTTACAATCTTCGCCCATTCGCGGGCTTTCCGGCTTCGCTTGTTCAATCGTGCAATTGTCATTGTTCGGTTCTCCTATCTGAGAGAAAGAAAGGCGAGCCGCCCGTTGCGGCTCGCCGATTGTGCTGCGTTAGCATGAGAACATATCGTGGGCGATCTGAGCGTCGGCTTCGATGTCGTCGATGCAGAGCGAGGTATACTCGACCACATAGAGAAGCGTTCCGTCGCTGCGGGAAATGCTCCATTCCTCATCGGAAGCGGCGGCAAGGAAGCAGCAAGCGTCGCGGAGCTTATCGAAGGAGCCGCGAAGCCCCCCGTCGGCGTCGCGAACCTCGAAGAGATTCGAGCGGCGAATGATCTCGCGAAGCTCGGCGAACTCTTGTTTGCTCTCGGAGGAATTTTCCTCCGCCCAGAACCAGTCGACCATACGCGAGTCGGATTTGATCGTGCGTTCTAGAAGCGGATAAGCGGCTTCCGAAGCATGCCCGGTCCCAGGGAAGCGGGAGCGGCGGTCGCCCGATACATAAAAATGAGTATCGGCGGCATCCTCGTGGTCGCAAGTCAGGATGAGGTGAGCGGCGAATCGGTTGCCATGATAGCAGACCTCAACGATTGCGTCGCAGGCGACGCCCTCGACTCGTGCCTTCTTGCGGGAGAAAGAGAAAGGGGTTGGCTCGGCGGTTCGCTTTGTCATGATCGGGTCTCCATCTCTGAGAATTGATCTTGCGGGCTGTTCAAGCCGCCCGCTTCGCTCATGTCTTCTACGCCTAATAATAGCCGAGTATCGAATCGCTGTCAATAAAACATCGAGCCGATTCTCTGTTTTACTCGATATTTCCTACCACCGCTCGATAACGAACTCTTCGACCATTTCCTTGATCCAAGCGAGGTCGATCTCTTCGTTCTCTTCGAGGTAGTCGCGGCTCATCTCGGCGATCTCTTCGTCGGTCCAGGGTTCGGCCCCCTGCGCTCCTTCGGTCCAGGTCCATTCTTCAACCACATTGTCGCCGATCTCATCGACGAGCTTCTCTTCGATGAATGGAGAGAGCCATCGGGTTAGCGAGAGCCCCATCTCAAGCATGATGCGGCGAGCCGCCGCCTTGTGGGCATCGAGTACGATCTTCTTGGCGTGGTCGCTGGGTTGAATTCTTCGGGCGTCGGTCATTTTCGGTTCTCCATCTCTGAGAAGATGAGCCCCCCGGAGGGGGCTCGGTTGTTGTGGGCTAGCTGGTCATCCAATTCCAGGTGTCGCGATAGGTCGTCCACATGGGGCCGTCCTCTATCGTTGTCCATTCCTCGTTGTCTTTCCTGTATTCCTCTCCGCTCTCCGTCGTTCGCTTCTCCCAAGTGTGTTCGCCGTCGTTGTGCTGTTCGATTTTCGTTGTCATGTCTCGGTCTCCTTCTTTGGATTGTTTGCGTCGGGCTGTTCTCTTGCCCGCTCTACTATACTAGCGTTAAATTCCCCGATATATAACGCGCAAAAATGGCGGAAACGCTCGGATTTCCCAAAAAACAGGGATTATTTTCGCTGTTTACGCCGTTCAGCCCCAAGAGAGGGGGGCCGAATCACGGAGATTAGCTCCGCTTGGCTCCATGAGATCGCGGGCGACCGGATGAGAAAGGCTCACGCCCGAGCCGCTCGACGTCGATCTTGCGAAGCATGAGCCCATATACTCCCGCGATCTTCTCGGATTCGATAAGCCCTTGCTGAGCCCATCGGTAGATGGTTTGGATATGAACGCGAGCTAGCTTTGCCGCCTGCTTCGCCGTGATGTACTTCCGTCCATCAATCATGAGTTCCATTATTCGCCCCTTTCGTTGTTCGCTGCACGTTCAATATAACAGGACAACAAACACAACGCAAGGAGTTTCCGTCAATAGGATGTATCACCCGATACTAATCATTCGGTCTAACGCAAGCGTTCGCCGATGAACGTGCCGGTCCTTATCGAAACTCCGTGTGTCTTGAGCGTTCCGGTTTTCCCTCCGACAAGATAGAAGTCGTCATCAGCGTTGATCTCGAATGGATAATCAAGAACGGCCATAAAATGCCCGCTGCAATTGCTCGAGAAGCCCGACTCAAAAAGCCCGGTCCAGAGCGTGTTTAACGTGCCGCCCGTTTCTCTTTGATAGAGCTTGAACTGCACTCCTTGATCGCCGCTCGCTGCGCTCCATAGGCAATGGAGCGTTATCGTCATGCGAATACGGTCCATTGCAATCGACGATGTAAGCTCATCGCTTGCGAGAGTGAAGCCGCTTAGCTCGATCTCGGATAGGTCAAGCACCGTCTCGGTGATCCCAATCGTCGTGCCGTCATCAACCACAACAGCGAAGAACGGCTCGGAAGAATCCGCCGCCGAGCCCGGAGCGACGAGGATTGTATGCACGCCACCCTCTTGCGAGTGGCTCGCATTCGAGTCGTATGCATAGGTCGGGTCATGCCCTTGCACAACGAAGCCGTCGTAATCGCTCCATAGATACCAGCTTCCCGACTTCGGGCCAACGGATGAGCCAGCCGTCGCCGCATCGCTGCCGCCGCTCTGATCATTGACGCCGTCATGAAGAGCCAAGCAGGGCCAGTCGAAGGTTCCCCGCCCATAGGGCATCGGATTCGAGCTCGGGGGGATCGGCTGCGAGCCATTGAACAGAACCAAGCGGGGGTTCTGCGAGCTCTCAATTGTGCTTGTCGGCTTCTTCACCTCATAGCAGACAGCCCCCGCATACTCGACGAGATCGGCGATCTCCACGCAGGCGAACGCTGGTATCCACTCGCTTGCTGTGTTCTTGACGATGACCCATCGCGTGTCGAAGTTCCACATTAGAGATCATCCTCCACCGCCACTCGAATCTCTTGCGGCGTCTCGGGCTTGCGGCGATTCTGAGCGGCGAACCATTGCCGCTCGCTCTCGCTGATCGATAGAGTCGATTCTTCGATCTGCCGAGCGACTCTTGTTGAACATGAGCCATCCCGCGCGACTTGCCACGTAACTTGCTTGATGGCTCCCGTGCAATCAACCGGAATGAGACCAGGATAGAGCGCAACGGCGGGGCTCTTCTCTTCGTAATCTCGGAGCATTGATACTACATACTTCCGAGCCTGCTTGATAAGAGCCGCTTCGTTATATTGTGTCTTCTCCTTCACGGTATCATAGTACCACTTCAAGATGAGATCGGGAAATATGCGATATGCGGGCGGGGTGTTGCTCCGCTGCCCGCTGACCTTGTGCCGATGCTCGAATCGATTAGATCCGCCCGTGTCCTTATCTCGAAGCCCGAAGGCGATCCGGAGTCGGAGAAGAGCGGGAAGATTGATCATGCCTCCATTTACCCCGTCGGCTTCCTGCCGAAAGACCGGATCGCGGAACGTTACAATGCCCCGCTTCGGATCGACCGCGAATGGATATGGATAATATCCGTCCGGCTTGAGCTCAAGGTTCGGCTCGGGAGTTGGGACGTATGGCTCGCCACCTTCGGCATAGTTGTACCATGTTCCATATATCCAAGGGGGGCGGCTCTCCTTGCGTTCAACGCCCGCACCGTCCGTGATTGTCCATTGCTCGACCTGTTGCGTGTCAAGCGGGAGGATCCGGCTCATGTCCTCGATGTAGCCATAAGGCGTTCGGAGCCCCTTACCCTCCGATCGGATACGATACATTCGCCAGACGCTCGTCTCGGCAAGCTGCCGTTTCGCTGGATCGGCGACCGCCGCGAAGAACTTCGGATCGCAGTAGCTCCAAGGGCCCGCGTTGATATCCGCATCGGCGGGGAGCTCGGGTGCATAGCTCAAGTCGTCAATCGGCTTGACTGAGCCGTCCGCTTCGATACCAACCGGCTCAAGCGATATATCGCTCTGTATCCGAGTTCGCCCGCCAACGACGACGACCTCGCTCGGGCTCTCGGGGGGATCGAACGTCGTCTCGTATTCAATCGCCCGAGCCTTGGATGGCATCGCCGTTCCATAGTTCTCGGGCAGGATGACCACGCGATTATCGAGCCGCAAAACGATCACGTAGCCGAGCTTCGTCGCGAGATTTTGAGCGGCGACGGCGGGCTTCTCATAATCCCATTCGACCATCGGCTGCGTGTCGTCCGAGACTTTGCTCGTATCGATTCGCCGCTCGCCAAGAGCCGCGAAGCAGAGCTTAAAGAGCTCGCTTGGGGTCTTCGGATTATCAATTTCGTCGGAATTATTCCGCTTGATATTGTAGCGTCCAGAGATCGCCCCGAAGCCCTTCCATTTCCATCGCCGATCCAGGATGCTCGCCGTCCATACAAGGAAGCCGCTCGGATCGCGACGGCTCTTGACCTTATCCACTCGGCAATCTCGGAGCCGAATCCGCGTCCCGCCGTAGGCAATGATGCAATCTCCCTCGCCCTTCATGCCGCGGTATTGCGGAGCAAGGGCGATGCGAATGATGCCCGGGGAAACCCCGGGCGTCATCGTGTAGGTAGCAGAGAGCTCGTGCTCGATACCCTGGAAGATGAAAAGCCCTTGAGGGACGCTCATATATACCCTCCGTTACTAATTATTAGGTTCCCGTCGCCACGTCGAGCGTGATATGCGTCCCAAGCTCAAGCGTGCAATCGGAGATTGAACAGCCGTCGAGCTCGATAGGATTCGTCCAGGTCACAACGCGAAGCCGATCGTTGATCTCGCCCCCGCCGAAGATCGAGCAATCCGTTACAGTCTTCGCTCGCAAGTCCCGAGTGAAGTTGAGCGAGCCGCTTGAGCGAACATAGGCTTGCGTCATCGTGCCGGAGCTCGCGTAATAGAAGACGCCGTTGACATCCGCCGTTGCTACCGTCGCCGTGCCCTCCACCGCCGCTTCGCCCGCTCGCTGCGTGAACGTTGTAACGTTGCTCGCGAAGATGAGCTCGCCGCCGTTCTGCGTGATCGTTGTGAGTTGGGTCATGCCCGCCCCACATTGCACAACGGAGTCGGTTTCCTCGCTCTCGATATAGCCGATCGAGAGCGTCGCGAGCTTCGAGTCTTGCTCGGGCTCATTCATCGCGACGCCAACGGTCCCGCGATTCACATAGAGGGCGTTCGATGCATGAGTCCCCGCCATCGAGAAGGCGCCCGCCGCCGAATCCTCCGCCGTTCCGGTCTGCGTTACATAGACCGAAGTCTGAACGCTTCCGAAATCGATCTTGAGCCGCTGAGAGCCTGAGCCTTCGCCCTCTCCGATATAGCAGAGCGTCGCCCCGATCGCGAGCATGGTAGCCCGATATTCGTAATAGTCCCCGTTCCAGTTCTGCAAGCCGAGCTTGCCAGTGTAGCTCGCTTTGATATGCAGGCTTGCAAGAGTAACAGCCGATTGAGCGAGCCCATAAAGGCAATCGATATCGGAGTCCTGAAAATAGACGTCATCTGAATTGATCGGAACCGCCCCCGTATCCCAGTTGTTTGCCTCATCCCAGTGGTAAGGGCCAGTGGGCGAAGTCGTCGCAATGTTCGATATCGAGCCCGCCCCAGTGATCGCCGCCGAGACGGTGAACGGTTTGCCGTCCGTCGGGCCAGTCAATACAAGAGCGCCCGTTCCGCTCGCGGATACCTCAGACCACTCGGCTATTGTGTTATCGTATTGCCCGACCGCCGTCACAAGGAGGGCGACAAGCTCGGAAGCTACTCCGCTGGTCGCCGTTACCTCAATCTCCTTGCCGTTGATCGTCAGCGTCACCACATCAGCCGCCGAGAAGCCCGAAGGCGTCAAAGTATTCACTTGAGCGGTCGCCGTTGCTCCGCCCCGCCATTGCACTACGCCCATTGTGTGAGCTCCTATCTATTTGGGTTGCCGCTCAAGGGCACTCTCGACTCGAACTGATATTGCCAAGTAGTCTCGAAGTCCTCATAGTCCGCCCCGCCCCGCCTGCGAGGGTTCTTTCGCGTGATTGTCGGTGCCGCGATGAGGGCACCGGGCCAAATCGGATTGGGCACTGACGGATAGGCGAACTTCCCAACCGCTCGCCCGGCTTGCGTTGCTCGGTAGATGCTCTTGCGGCGGAGAAGCTGCTTGACGGGAGCGCTCGCGAGCGTTTCGAGATGCCCATAAACCGCCCCACCGCCCGAGAAGGTCAACGTCTCGTGAAACTCGCTCGTGACCGTTACATCCGTTATCACGTCGCCCTCAACGACTATCTGATATGGAAGGAAAGTCACATAAGCCGCCCCCCGGTTGCTCGGATAGCTCGGCGGCATCGCGACGCGAGTCCCTCCCGCGCAGCTTGCTGTCAGAAGCCCGAGCTCGCTCGGGGTTGAGCCGTCGGGAAGCAGGAAGATGAGATCCCGCTCATTGATCGCATAAGCCGCTTCGAGCGACTCGACTTGAGAATCGATATTCGTCGCGCTCGTCCCAATAAGCTGCCCGTTGATTGTCCACCGCTCGGTGTATCCATAGACCTGATCGGTCCCCGTGCGGAGCTCCGCTCGGGAGATCGAGACTTCCGCTTCGCCTTGAGCGTGCGTGTAAGTGCCATATTTCAAGAACATTATTTGCCCGCCTCATATTCTTGCCGCCGCTGTTCTAAGAGCTTATCCGCCGCCTCTCGGTCCTTCTCGCCCTCAACCTCTTGACGATAGTTGACTTCGCGTGTGGCGAGGATCGCGAGCTCGGTAAGGGCTTCCTTGATCTTGCCCGAGATCTCATCAACGAGAGCTTGCTCATCTTCAAGGGCCACGCTAACGTCAACCTCTTGCCGCCCGAGCCGAAGATCAAGCCGCCTTTTCTTCGCATCCGCTGCCGCTTTATCCGATCGCTCGCCGAACATGAGTTCGCCAAGCCCGCGCTCTCGGGCTCCTTCCTCGAAGCGGCGTCCGAACTGTTGCCCAACGAGTTCTTGCATCTCCTTCGATTGAATGCCCGAGACCGATTGAAGCTCTTGCAGCGAGAGTTGCTCGCCCGCTTTCATGCGGCGGAAAATCCCGACGGCTCGCGTCTGTTCGTCCACTGTCATGGCTCCGAGAGCTTGCCTCGCGGTCGTGAGCCGATCGCTCGCCGCTTGCGAGATCTGCTTCTGCTTCGCGAGCTCGCTCTCCGTTATGGCGAGAGCTTGCCGAGCCGCCGCGACCTTCTCCGCTGCCGTCTGCCGCGTGATCGCTTCTTCCTCGCGGAGATAGGCGATCCGCTGCTCTTCCAGCTGCACGAGCGATTGCATCAGGCCGAGCCGCTCGTCGCGGTTGTAGTCTGAATGCTGCAAGCCGCGAAGCGATCGCTCTTGCCCCGATGCGAGCCCGCCGAGCTTCTCTTGAGCCATCCTCGCGTCGGCGAGAGCATCGCCAGTCCGAGCCGAGCCTATTTGATATTGCAGCTTCGAGAAAGCTCCCGCCCGGAAACGCATCCGTTCGCGAGATCCAACGCCCGCCATGACCTCCTTCTGCTCGCCAAGATAGCGAGTCCGGTCGGCCCTCGCTTCGGATTCCGAGACTCGCTCAAGCATACTTGAGCCACCAAAGCCAAACGCACGCCCCGCAAGCGTGCCCAAATGGCCACCAGCGAGAACCGTCTTGCCGAAGACTCCGCTCGAGCTAAAAGCGGTCTGGTCAAGCTGTTGCCCGAAACTCATCCCGTTTCTACGGGCGTTCATTGCAACGCTACGAATGCCGAGCCCGAGCAATCCTCCACCAGCGACCGCGAGCCCATAGGGCATGGCCTTTCCTATCATGCCAGCGATGCCGCCGCCGATTGCCCCCTTCGCTGCGGCTCCCGCCCCCGCTCCTGCGCCCGCCGCTCCCGCCGAAGCGGATGCATTAAAAGCGTTCTGAGCCGCCGTCGCAGCCGCTACGCTCGTTGCATAGGCTTCGGTCGCGACTCGCATGGCTTTCCACATTTCAAGAGCACCGCGAATGAGATCGAAAGCGGCTTGCACCTTGATAAGCTGCATAAGGATCTTCTGCGTGCTCTCTTCGCCGACCATGCCGAGCATCGCGAAGCCGCGCCCCATTTTGAGCACGCCCTCCATGCCGACGTTGGTGGCCTCGTGCATCTGAGCGCCCGCTTGTTTCATCATTTGCCGCGATTTATCCATCTCGGCTCGGGCGGTCTTCTGCCGCCGCTCTTGCTCCCGCTGCCGCTTGTCGTCGATAATGCGGAGCTCGTCATCAAGTTTCTTCGCGGAGTCCGCTCGGTCTTTGTCGGCTTTCTTCGCTTCTTCTGAGACCTTCTTCTCCGCCGCTACGCGAGCTCGGGCACTCTTCTCCGCCGCCGCTTCGATCTTCCGTTGTGAGTCCTCCATCATGCGGGGGATATCGCGAAGCGTCCGCTCCGTTTCGGGAGCGGTCTCCACGACCATTCGATATACGACGTCTCTCTCAGCGACGACGGCCATTCTGTTGCCCTCTTATCGGGATTGTCTCGGCTATTGCCTGCGCGGTCGAGAGAGCGTCGCTCGCTCGCTCGCTGTTCGCCATCGCAACGGATAGCAAAGCGAAGTTTCTCCGAACTATCTCGTCCCAAGCATCGAGCGGAACTCCCGCCCGAGTGGCAAGGAAGAGCATGACCGTTCGGAGATTCCTCTCGGAGAGCCGAGTCTCGCTCTCATTCGACGGATCGCCTCTCGGGCATGATCTGCAAGGGGGCTCTTGCCCGGGCTTCCGCCTTTGGCGTCGCCCCCTTCGCTCAATTATCTCGCCTTTCTCGATGTCGCAAACCCAAGTCTGGCATTCGGCACACGATATCCTCGCCAAGCCCGGGTGGGATGTCATGAACTCCCACCCCCGGATTAGTTTTTTCGGTCGCCTTCCTCGATCTCGGCGCCCGGAGCGTTGCCGCGAAGCACGCCGCGAATCTCCCGCTCAATATCGAGTTGCTCTTGCTCGCTCGGGTCCTTGAGCGGATCGCTTCGCATGACTCCGCACATGATTTTATGGATCCGAATCAACACGACGAACGGAAGCCGCCGAACATTATCGAGCGTGATAGGAAGCGGCAAGCCGTCGCACCCCTCCTCGCTCCAAGAGACTAGCTTCTCCTGCACAATGCCCGCGACGAAGAGCATCTCTTGCTCTGCGTTCGCCTTCTCAATCACGGCATCGCCGCGAGCAACTTCTTCGGCGAGCAACGGGCGATACTCGAACTCGATTGGCTCGAAGAGCCCGTCGTCGCCGTTCATATATCCGCGCCGAGTGTATCCGTCTTGAATTGTGTTCTTTCCCATCTGATCGTATCCCTCCAACGGCCATAAGAAAAAGCCCCGCCCGCCCGAGTGACCGTGTCTCGAAGCGGGAGGGGGACGGTGAGGCAGAGCCACACCGGAGGGATGGAGCGTCAGGTCTTCGTTACGGTCAACTGACTGGTCGCCCCATCTCTGAAAAGCTCAAACGTGAGTGGAAGCATGATCTCGGCTCGCCCCGCGATCTCCGCCGAGACTGGCTGGCAAGTCGCCTTGCCCGTTGTGAATGTATAGGTATCGGTCCCGTCCGCGAGAGCGAAGATAAAGGCAACGCCATCGGCGCCGTCCTCAATCAGGTCGGCGTTGACGTCCTGCGGGAACTCGGCTTCGAACGTTACAACGCAATCATGGGCGGGCTTCTGGTCGCGATAAAGCGAGTTCATGAACCGCCCCGCATCCACGCCGTTATCGATCGTCAGCCGGAAGCGGCTTATCTCGCGAGCCGAGCCCGCGATTGTGACCGTCGCATCGGCGAGCACGAACATATCTTCCGTGCCATACGTCAGGCTCGGGAAGCTCGCCGTCTCGTCCATGTCTTCCTGTTTGGCTTCGATCTGCATGGAGAGCTCAATCGGGCCACCCTGAGCTCCCGCGAAGCTCGCGGAAGCGACGACACACTCCTCATAGGTCGCGACGTCCTCGACCTTATCGACGCATGCATAGAACTCAGTGAGGCTCTCGCCGATCGATGTCACGCCCCCCGCCGTCGCTCCGCCGAGAATGTAAGGAAGGAACCAATCAATCTCGGTTGCGGTCGGCTGCAAGGAGATCGGACCGCCCGCCGCATGCGACGCGAGCCGCTGACGGTCGATGTTCCGTTCGCGGGTCCCTCGAATGCCGCCGCTGTGAACAATGGATTCCATCTTCTTGAGCCCGCACGAGACGAACTCGATCGGCTGCGAGCTCGCATCGATCGGCAAAGCCGCATCCACGCAAAGCTGAGCCGCTGCACCTACGTTTGGCATTGTTAGCTCCTATGTTCTTGTGTGCCGTACCCAGCAACGGAAGACGAAGCCGGAAACATCGAAGCCTTTCGGGAACGCCCCGAGATCGATAACGGCTTTAGGTTCTGAGTCGATGAGGTAAACGTTCGTTCCAGTGAGCGAGCTCGCGTCTCGGAAGGCGTCCTTGATCTCTTCACGCCAAAACAAGAGAAGATCGAGTCCGTCGTTCTCCACTATATCAATGTCTTGATCGCGAGCCCGCACAAGCGAGACCTGAGCCCCATAGCCAACGTCATAGCTTCGGTTGGTTGCGGGCTTATCAATCTGGTTGACGGGAGTCACAAAGCAAGCGGGGAGATCAACGCCATGCGCAATGGGAGCCCGCCGCCTATAGATTGTCGGCTCGCTCTCAAGGTTGAGGGCATCGATCGCGTCGGCGATCGCATCCACGATTGCATATTGTTCGGACTTCACGGGATGTACCAGCTGTTCGCGTTGACCTTGCCCGAGCATCCCGCCCCGCCCGCGAGCACGGTGACGACAATCTCGGTTCCGATATCGCCCACGATCGGGCTATCATCAGGAAAGGGGATGTGATAAGGGCCAGCCGCCGTTACGTCGATCTCAATTGTCGTGGCGACTCCCCCCTTTGTGTAGGCGATCGTGAGCCCGCCGCCCGTCGGGATGTTGTCATAAGAGAATAGCACCCAGTTAAGAACAGGCCGCTTGCCAGTCGCCGCCGAGATAGTCGCCACCGCTGCCGTATTCGCTGCGGGGGCATGCTTCGTGACGGCCTGCACTGATCGGTCAAGGTCGATCTCTCGTTTGTTTCCCATCGAATGAGCTCCGTTAAATGTTCACTGAGATGCCGAGCCCGACACCGCCCGCGATGCCCGTTGCATAGGTTGCGTTCGGGAAGTAATCGGCGCCCGGATATGTATCGGCGGGGATTGTCTGACCGCCAACGCTTGCCGAAGGGTTGACAATCCACGACTCGCTTGCGGAATCGATTGTAACCGAGTTTGCTCCGAAGTCGTAGCTGTTTTGGTCGAGCGAATCCGCCGAGATAACAACGTCGCCCGCACCGAGCGCCGCCCCTTGGGAGAAGTCGCCACCGTTGAGGGTCAGCGTTCCGGTTGTCGTTCCAGCAAGAGCGGGAGCCGCCGTTGCGTTTGGGACGCTCAAGGTCTGACCATCGCCGCTAAGCACCGCCGTTCCCGAGAAGGTATAAGAGCCAACGGCGTCAACGGACTCCGAGATGTCACCATAAACCGGAGTATCGTCGAAGCTGATCGTTGTCGTCGCTGCGTTCTTTCGATACATCGTCAAGTCGTTGATGCCGCCCGTATTCGTGAACGCAACCGTTCCGGTTGCCCCGTAGTTTCGGATGCCGACATTGCCAACGTTGCCCGCTCCGCTGCAAGTTGCGGGCGTGTTGAAATAGGTCGTATGATTGCTGCCGATCGTCGCGCCGTCCTCAACGACACAACTGCAATTGTCTCCGACATAGACGCCCGAAGATCCACCAATCACGCATGAGTCACGATAGGTAAGCTCGCCACCGTCGGCGGCATAGATCGCGTTCGCTCCGATGGTCAGGTCGCCATGAATATCGAGCCCGCCACCGCGAAAGTATAGAGCATCGGCGTCAATGAACGCCGTCCCATTGATGACTACCCCATAGAAACGGCCATCAAGATCGAGCCGCGTATCCGCCGTTCCTCCGTCGATGATAAGAGTTGCCGAGCCATAAGTGAAAGTCGAGATGCCGTTGAGAAGAACGCTCCCCCTGCTGGCAAAGTATCCCGTCGAGCCTGCGTTGAAACATCCATCAAGGGCGCCGCTCGCATCGATACCGCCGATGCCGACGACGAAGTCGCTCGTGCCGCGACTGATCGTTCCGGTGTATCCCGATTCGATTGTAATAGAGGCGATGCCGGGCGTCAGCGTGTAGGCTCCGAGCGATCCGGCAACGCTCCCAACGCCAACGTTGATCGTGCAATCGCCGGTGCCGCCGTCGTCGAAGATGACGTTATCCGAAGAGCCGGGCGTCGCGCTTGCCGCCGAGCCGCCCGAGATGAGAGACCACTTTTGGTCGTCATCCCAATCATCCGTGCCGCTCCCGATCCAATAGTAAGTTGCCACGCCTGTCGCACTCCCCACCATTGCGACCGTTGCCGTCGCGTCGATGTCAAATGATCTGTAACGCTTCCGAGTTCGCTCAATTGATACCGAGCTTGAAGCAGAGATTGTAAACGACGCATGCCGCTTGCGGATTGCCGACGGCAAAACATCGGCGGTTGTGTCAATGTCGAATGATCGGACAATCTGAGATGACCCCGACGGAATGGCAACCGGAACCATTGCATCGCGTTCGATGAGCCCACCATAATACGGATCGAATGGTTTTGAGATTGCCTTTATTTCACTTGGCGACAACGCCCGTCGCCAGATCGTTGGGCGGGCTATCGTACCGTAACAGTCATAGCCTCCCGCATTCTCGGATATTAGCCCGATATCGAACGTCTCAGTAGCGTGCGTACCAGTGGCGGCAGTTACCCCAGAGTTTTGAACGCCGTTGAACCAAGCCTTCATTGATCCATTCGACCACGTATAGGCAATATGGAACGGGACGTTCGTATAAACTGGAACGCTCGTGATCGAGTCGTAGCTGCCGCGATGATAAACGCGGATATTTACGCTCTGGTCTATGTATCGTCCAAAGAACCCATACGTGGCTGATGTATAGGTCCCCTTCATCATGACCGCCCACCAACCTCCCGGATCATCTAGGAGGCAAACCCAGCAAGCTAGGGTAAACGCATCCCAGTTAAAACCATTAAGCGTGCCACGGTGATCAACGAGTGGGTAGTCCGTTCCGTCAGCGTCGCTTTTATGGAGGCCCAAAGAGCACGCTTCTGGAACCCATTTCCACTGGGGCCCGTTGCTAACGTTTTGAAACGTCGTGAGATGACTATAGGGCGAATCATCATGGGGCAATGCGCCACCATGCCCGTTGCCTAGCATTGCATATACTAGGCCCTGAGCAAGCGACGAGTTCCTATTGATCTTTGGGTTGCCCGGCAACATGATTAGCTCAACGCCTGATCTTTATCCTGCGGAATCAGCGCAATATACATTTCTACAGCATCACCTTCAAGAGCCTGCCCCGACTGGTTGAACAAGACAGGAAAACCGTATCGAGTTGGCGGCTTGAATTCGGGATTGATCATCATGACCTGATAAGTCGTTGCCGCATCCGCCGCCGCGACAAATGCACCAACGTAAGTCAAGTGGTGCATATACTCTTCTCGATCGGTTTCCGTCGCGCCGCCCGGGTCCCAGTCGGCGTCGGCTCCCGTGGATGCCGATCCACCGTCATTGCCCGTGCCCGCCGTCGCCGAGTTCGATGATGCCCATAGAATATGGACAACTTCACCCGCCGAGGGAGCGACGTCAAACTCAAGGCATACTTGAACTGCGTAGCTTGGCGAGCGATTGGCGCCGAGATCCTTCTTTGCCCCTTGCCGGGCATCGCCGTCGGCAAGCGAGGTGAGGTCGATCTGCTCAGTGCGGGTAAGGCCACTATTCGTATTGGAATAGTCAGTTGTGTCCGCCCACACAATCGGAGTGCCTTGCTCTACTGTTTGATTAGCCATCGGTTCAACCTCGTTTGGCGTTCGCCATATGGTCGACGATCTGTTCGGTGACGTTCTTCACCTGAGCGTCGGCGATCGCCAACGGATCGGCGCCCGGACCAGCCGCTTCCATGACTTTCCAGATCCACCGCTCCGCCTCATTGACCGGTCCGGTCGGGTGATTCGTTACTCGCCGAGCCCAGGCGATGCGGTTCGCGTGGTTCTCGGTTGCCGGATTCTCGGCGAAAACATCCTGAGCGCATTGGTGGATCGCGACCGCGAATTGCTTCCGCAGAATATGGTCCGGGTTTGTCGCGACGTCGTAAATCTCAACGAACGTTGCCATTGCCTATTCTCCTATGTAAGGCTTACGGTCGAGTCGGTATCGAGAACGGGCTGATCGTCCGTCGCCACCGCCATTGATGTGATTGATCCACTCCAATCAAGCGTGCCGGTGCCCGAAGCCGAACGCCCGAAGCCGACATGAGTGATTGTATTTGAGCCGCTTGTGCAAGTCGGAAACTCGATGTCGCTCGTTGGGTTGACATCGGTCCCGCTGATTGTCCAGCCGCCCGAAGCCCGAGAGACCGCGACGCGATCATAGCCGCCGTAATCGGCTTCGCTCGTCTCTTGATTGCCGCCGTCGGGATCACCAGTATGAAGCGACATATAAATTGTCGTGATCGGCGATACGCTCGCATCGTCCGCGACGTTCGGAATTGCCGTTGCATTGAAATATAGATCAAGCAGAGCTTCCGCAAGAGCGTCAGAGATTGGCATTATTCTACATCCTCAAGGAAAAGGGTTATCTCCGCTCGATCCGCGACAAGCTGAGCCCGCTTTGTATAGCGAGCCTCTTTCTCGGCGTCTCGGATCAATAATATCAAAGCGGGCTTCCGCCCGGTGAGCTCCGCATACAGAAGGCTTTGACCAATTCCTTCGGGCCATTTCTTCGCCCAATCAACTTCGATTGCATACTCTTTGCTGAGCAAGTCGCAACGAGAACCGTCGCTCAAGGTGACCTCGACTCTCGCATTGTATTTGCTCGCCAGCCGCTCGCACTCGTCCCGCTCATCGGCAAGCAATGGAGCCGCCGCGATGAGCAAGGCGCCGAGAAACAGGAAGCCGTTCCACATCTGCTATCCTCCGAAAACGTGTTCAATGATCCGCACCGCAATCAAGCCGAAGCCCGCGACCGCCGCCGCGATGAATGAGCGACCAACAAACTTGCCGATATCGATCATGCGGTCGATATCGCGCTCTATCGCTTCATGCCGGGTCTCGTGCCCCCGCTTCCAGGCGACGATACCCTCGCTTCCATTGCCGAGAAGTATCCGCTCATGATGCAAGCACTTCTCTTTGCAAGCATGAGCTTCGGCTTCATGCGTCGATAATCTCATGTCAAGCTCCGTGATTCGCTGCTCACTCATTGAAGCGTCTTCCTGTCATCGGTTCATTCTATAACCCAAAGCCGCTACCGCCAGTCGTCCCCCCACTCTGATCGGTCGCGACTCCTTCGGTCGGGATGCCATGCGAAGCGGAGCCGCTGACACCCGGGGTCTCGGTGCGGCGGTTCGGGGCGTTCTGCGGGCCACGGGGATGATCGGTCGCCCGCATCTGAGCAACGTCGATCCGGTTCTCATCGCCACCGAAGCGAAGCAGAGCCGTCAGGATCCGGCACATCAGTTCGTACATTCGGAGCGAATCGAACCGCGTGATGTGATGGCTCATCTCGGTTGAGTTCATCTGCGTGATCGCCACAAGCAGAGCGTCGATCCCAGCGAGCAAGAGCGTTCCGTGCCCGGAGGGGATGAGCAACTGCGAAAGCAAGGGAACGTTCCAATCGGAGCCGTCGAACGCCCACGGAAGAACGTATTCGCTTGTCGCCCCGTGCTGGATGCCATCACTCGCGGCGGGCTTCGCACCTTCCGTCATCGGCAGATTGACGTCGACCGCTTCTTCGATGAGCGTGCCGAGGTCTTTGTCCTCGGGGTTATGCGTCACAAGCCGCCGCACCTGATCGCACCGTTTCAAGTGCATAAGGAAGTGCCGCTGAGCCGGAGACGTGAGCCCGCCGCGATCTTGGAGGTCCTCGCTGTTGACGACTTCCTCGCGGAAGAGCATAAGCGGCGTCATCATTGTGAGGATATCATGGTTGCGATGCACAACGATGATATTGCGGAACTGTTCACGGCCAGCCGCACCGATGTTGGGAATTCCTGCGCTCGACATTGTAAAAGCTCCCTCGTTAAGATTGCCCCGCCGCCAATGGAGCGACGCGGTTGAGTTCGGTCATGAGCCTCGTTCGGATCTGTTTCACTATCGCCTTCGCTGAATCGCCGCCTTCGCTCTCTGTTGCTCGTAGCACCGGCTCAATAAGTTGCCCTGCAAGGGCGTCCAATATGCTTGAGCGTCCGCTGTACTCTCCGAGTTGGATAAGCTGGACCGCCTCTGTGACGTCTCGCTCGCCCCACTCGGATTCGGCGCCCTTTGCCCGCTCATCGAGAAAGTCGTCGCTGCCCGAGACCTCCGTCACTCGGCGGCTCGCTTCTCGCCTCTGCTTGGCTCGCTTCAACAAAATTCGGATTCCAATCCCCGCCAATATACCAGACGGGCCCGTCATTCCAAGTAAAAACGGGAGCCACTTTGACCCCTGCTCGATCGCAATATCTCCGCCCTTATCCAGAGCGTCGCCGAGAAGCGAGCTCTCGGGCTCTTCCTGAGCCGCTCGGGCGGGCGGGCTCTCGGTAGGCAAGAGCGGCTCGCCGCTCGATGCGGGCTCGATGTCGGGCTCTAAGATAGAAGGAGCCGCCCCCGCTCCGATGGGGTCCCGCGTCGCATCAGAAGAGGTCGAAGCGGGGGGCGGCAGAATAGGGGACTGAGCGAGCGATCGCCAAAAGTCGTCGTCGATCTTCGGCTCCGCAATTCCGAACGGTTGTTCGGGATTGTCGAACGACCGTTCGGTTCTGAGCCTATCGATCTCGGCTTGAATTCGGGCAAGCTCGGCTTGTGTTTGCAATAGCTCGGGAGAGGGCGAGAGCGGCTCGGGAGCGGGCTCCCGCGTTGGCGGGGTCATATCTCCCGAATAGGCGTCGGCGGGCTCTGTCGCCTGCGAGCCGAGCTCTCGCCGCACGTCCTCGATTATCCGCTGAACGAGCTCGTCGTGTTTGATCGGATCGCCGACCGGAACGGTCGTCCCGTCGGGGAGAGCGAGAGTCGCACCCGGCTGATCAAGCACTGCGCCGATCGGGCCATCGCAAGCGTGGTCTTGCTCGGGCGCCATGGCCTGAGCGAGAAAGCATTGAATGCCCGAAAGAGTCGGACAGTTCGACTCCGCTGCAAGCCCGCCGCTCGCGGGAGAGCCGAAGCTGTTGATCGAGCAAACACAGCCGTTGAAAAGGACCGGGCCACCGCTGTCGCCTTGCCTGGGATTGCCCGCGACCTTCATGAGGGCCACCTCGCCCATTTGCTCGTAGCCAAGGCATCGCGTAAAGAGCTCTCTATATTTCCCTTCGCCACCCCAGCCGCACAATACAACCTCGTCGCCCTTTTGCGGGGCTCTCGGAGCGATCCGGCAGAACGGGCGGTCCTGTTTCGGAACCTTGAGCAACGCGAGGTCTTGGAGCTTATCGATCGCGACGAGCTCGCATCGAACGAGCTCATCCGGGCCATACGCGAAGCGGGCTTGAATGCTCGCGATTGCTCCGTCGAAGAGGTGTTCGCACGTTAGGATATGCTCTGGATCGATCAACACGCCCGAACCATATCCGATGAGCGAGTTTCGCTCATCAATTCGGATGCGGCAAATTGTTTGCGGCAATTGCTGCGGATAGGATGCCCGCGTCTGAGTCGCCCCACGGGGCTGCGATTGAGGATACGCCATCGGGGGCGCAGCCGTCGCGCCCATCGCGGGAGCCGAGCTCCCGCAATTGCCGTCGAGGCAGCCGACACGACCGCCGTCCGTTGCACCCCATTGCCCGCACGCTGCTCTTGCGAGCATCGCGGCAAGCAAGAGGGAGCTAAGGCAATAGCGTGCAAACATATTCATAGATATTACTTCTCGCCAAGTCGGCGGGCTCGGTGCAATTGTCCCCAAGGTCCCTTTGCGGGTCTCGCCCCGCGAGTTTGTGAGCTTCCGAAACAGCTTCGGAGCAAAAGCGGGGCTCATCAGAGATGAACTCGTCGTCCAGATTGATCGGGATGCAGAAGCGAATACCCAAGCATCGCCGAAGAGCGAGCCGAGAGACGCTCCGCCAACCGTAAGGCTGCCCCATGAACTTTTGCATCTCTTCGAGAGCCCGCAGCCGGTTGAACTCGGGGCAATGACCAGCGATCGCTACGGGCTGCGCGATGCGATAATGGTCAATCGAAGCCGGATAGAGCTCCACTTGCGACTGAAGCGTTACCGCTCGCCCGCCTTTCCATTCACGGACTTCCATGCAGAAGAGCTCTCCGCTCCACCACGCTGCCATCGCCGCGTGCGAATGCCGCCCGCGCCCAGCCCACGCGATGAGCCCTCGACTTCGGAATAGAAGCAGGTCGCCAGTCTGGATCTGAGCGGATGCCGCGTCGAGTGATCTAAGTTGCTTCGCTTCGAGCATGGCCTAGTCTCCGAATATTGCTTCGTCAACGAACTCGGCGAACATGACGTCGAGCCCTTCGAGCGTATCCTCATCCGGTCCGAAGTATTTCCGCTGCGGAATGTTCCTCTCGGGATAGCCGAAGTCATGCACTCGCCGATATGGCAAGCTCTCGGCTATCCCTATCATGAAGTCGCGGTTCGATATCTGCTTTATGGCTTCACCCGAACCACCAGTCGCGGCTTGCAAGAGCCGCCCCGTATCCATCAAGAGCGGATGCCCGTCGCCTTCCTCCTTGCGAGGTGGCCACGGAGAGCCGCTCGGATCGAGCGAGCCCGTGAAGCGATCGCGGTGCGCCTGATATGAGGCAACGACCGCTTCGTTGAGGAATGGCGTGCAGTCGAGCGTCTCCATTGCTTGGTGGATGTCGCCGAAGTGCCGCCCTGCTTCCTCAACCTTTATCCGCTTTCGGCTCATGAGGGGATCGCCCTAACGCTGCATCTGTATTGAGTTCCGTCCACGCGAGACTGAACGCCGAGAACCTCGTAGGCGTTGTCGTCCTCATCCATGATCTTATTCCCGTACTCAGGGACCGTCGTGATCGCAAAGCTCGCGGCGAACAATAGGAAGACGAGCTCCTTCGTTGTCGTGCTCATGAGCTCGCCCGGCTGCAAGTCCGTCTCGTCGAGATCGCCGCGCCGCCCCTTGCATCCGATGATATTGTCACCGTGAAACACGAGCGTCTCCACGCCATCGGCGTGCAGATAGTCGCCGCTATAATCGACGATATAATCGGGCATCAATAGATCTCCGACTCAAGGACGCTCGGACCTTCGCCGCTGTCTCTCATCTGCTTGATGAGCTCGTCAAGCTGCTTGAGCTCTTCGAGCAACGACTTTCGGTAGCCCACGTGGTCGATGTTCAAACCAGTGCCGTCGGAGTTCGGAAGCCCGCCCGCCTTGCTAGTGCTCATTGCTGCAAGCTCGGCACAAACGGCGGCTCGGCGGGTCTCTAAGTTGGCAAGGTCTTCTGCATATCCCATCGTGGGCTACCTCAAGTCGATTCTCTCTCGGGGTTGGTATCAGATATCGAGCTTGACGACGACCGCCTGCGCTCGATAGGCTTCCTCTTGCGGGATGCCGTATGTCTGAATCGCGAACGCCTTCGCTTCGATCTCATCGACTGCGAAGCACTCATAGGGCGCGAACTCTTTCCGCTTCGTCTTCCGCTCGCCTTGCCCGATGGAGGGAAGGGAGAGCGTTACTCGGAACGGATAGGTCAGGGGGGGGAGCCCCTTGAGCTTCACGTAGACGTGCCGATTGTCGAGCCCCGTCAATGGATCGCGAACATATTCGGGCGGGATATGATACCACACGAACTCTCGCGATCGCCAATCGTCCCGATTCGGCGGAAGGTCGGGGTTCTCCTTGGGGTTGTTGCGGAGCTTCGGCGTCGAAGGACGCTTCGGGGTTGCGGCTTGCTCTTGCTTTTCTTCGGTCATTTTTCATCCCTCATTCTTAGGAAGCACCCCGCCCGCCCAAAGGCGAGCGGGCGGGGCTCGGAAAGGAGAACGACTTGCTCGCTCTCAATATCAAGCGGTGAGCTTGACGACCTTTCGAGGCTCCATGACAGCCGCGACGCCGCGTTCGCTCGCCTTGTACTGCACGACGATATCTCGCTCGAACTCATCCTGCGAGCCGACCGGAGCCTGCGTCACGGTCAAGGGCCAGTTCTCCATATAGGCGAACGCCTTCTGGAAGTCGCCCACAAACCAGGTTGTCGAGCTTGAGCCGACGCTCGAAACATAGGCGTTCGAGACCGGAGTCATGCTCGGAACGCCCGGCTGTGCAAGCGGGTTGCCAGCGAGCGTCTCGTTCGACGTGTTCGTTGTGACGCGAACCTCGGTCGCCGAGAGGATGCGGTTTGCCGTCATGAGCAAGGCACTCGGAACCAGGATTTGGTTCGGCATGATGACGACCGGCTCGCCCGTGTTGGGATCGGTGATCGCATCGAACGCCAAGAGAGCCGCTTCGATGTCGGTCCAATCCTGCAACGCCGTTGAGGCGACCAGGTTATCCCAATCATGCGTGCCTGAGTTGTTGCCGTAGGTATCGATCGAGACGCCCTTGCGAACATAGGTGTTCGTGACGCCCATGACGAGAGAGAGGATCCGCTTCTCTTTGTTGATCCCCATCGATTGCCCGACATCAGCAACACGCGAGAGAAGCAGAGCGGTCCGATCGAAGAAGATAGCCTCCTTCGTGACCGGAACGATGAGCCCCCGCTTCTTGGTCTCGGGCGTCTCGATCCACTCCTCGGAAACGCCCGCTCGCGGGAACGGCTGAGCTTCTGGAACGATCTCGGCGACATCCCCAAGCTGCGAGATGCCAGCGATCTTCTCGCCGTCCAGCTGCGTCGGAATGTTCGTCGTGAGCATCGGACCGATGAAGGCCGGGTTCTCGAACGCTTCGAGCAAGTGGTTATAGAAAATCTGCCCGGTGATGTTGGCGAACGCTCCCGTGTCGACCGCCGCTTCCTGCAAGCTGACGCTCGTGTTCGGCGACGCTGGATTGAACAGCCCGACAAGCTCTCGCCCGTCATCGACGAAGGTTTCAAAGAGAGCCCGGATCGAGATATCTCGGCGGTTGATCTCTCCGCGACGAAGCCCCTCCCCGATATCGGAGAAGAAAAGCTCGGGCGTTCCATCGGCGACGGCGGCATCGAAGAGCCGCCGCTCTTGGATCAATTCACGATAGTTCATTGTCTACGCTCCTGTGGAAATGGATTGAAGCCGCGAAGCTGAACGCCCGCGATAGCTCCGCTAGGTTTCGGTTCGAGCCTGCACGCACGTCACAAAGTCGCACGTCAGAACTTCCGCGTTCGCTCCGCCATTCTTGACGGCAAGGCAAAGCTGCATCTCTTCCGCGTTGGCATAGGTCTTGTCGGTCATCTTATAGACCGGCTTGCCATCCACGAGGAAGATGATATCGACTTTCGCCGAGCTCGTCGGGCGAATCTGGATCGCGAGGTCGTGATCGACCGCCGTTGTCGCTGGGATCGCGGCGCCCGTCAAGCTGTTCGCTGCCGTGAGCTCCGCGCTCGTTTGCGTTGTGCCGTCGGAGTACATCACGTTCCAGTTCGTGCCGCCGTCGATCTTGTAGAAAACGGCGCCCGAGAAGTCGGCCTTCGGGCCCGCTCCGTTGTCTTGAAGCGAGTTCGCGGCGACTCCGTTCATGAGCCCGATCATCACGTTCGCGTCGTCGGTGTTGGCTTCCGTCCAGAGAACGACGGCTCGGAAATCGATCGGCTTCTCGTCGGCGATGAGCCACGTCTCGTGGGTGCCCTTGAGATAGCTCTCATCGTTGTCGGCTGCGGTGCCATCGCTCGCGGCTAGCGAGATGATACCGTCGGCGGCATCGCCAACGGTCGCGGTGCCGCTATCGGTTGCGACGAGCGTCCAGCGATCCGCGCTCACATACTCGTCGAAGTCATCGACGAAGATATGATAGAGCGGGAGAAGATTCACGATATCGGGGAGTTGGTTCAGCTTCATGACCATTTTGTGGTCTCCTATTTTGTGGCTCATTTAAGCGGCTCCATGAGCCACAAGCCGGGTGATGTTCTGGTTCTGAGACGCTAGTCTCGCTTGAGTCCTTCGGTCAGGGAACGGTATCCGCCGCTGCCCTTCTGTGCGGCTCGCCCGACCTTCGGCTTCGCCGCGCGGCGAACGCTCGGGGGCCACGACTCGATGAGAGCCAGCATTGCGGTCTCGTCGGCTTGCTGCTCGAGCAAGGCTCGGCGGTCCGCATCGATGCCCAAAAGCCCGTGCTCTTCGAGCAAGGACCGGGCGGTGTCGCGCTTCTCCAATCGGTCGAGCTTTCGGCTCATGCGGCGAAGGATGCGAGCGGACTCGGCGACTTCCTCGCTCCCGCCCCCTGCTTCGGCGCCCGCATCGGCGACGGCGGCCTGTACTTCCTCTTGCTTCGTCAGGAGGGCTCCGATCTTCTCGATCTTCGCCGCCGCATCGAGCGAGGAATCTTCGACGATCTTCAAGACCATTGCCTTGAACGCCATGTCGACCTGCTCTTCGGGGCTCGCTTCCTCGACGGCTGCGACTTCTTCCGCCGCAACTTCCGCGTCCATCGCGACCGCTTCGGCGGCTTCGGGTGCTTCGCCCTCTTGCTCGAAGAGCTTAAGCAAGCGGTCTGCGACCGGATGGCGAGCGTTCTTTCTGAGTAGGGTAATCGCTTTCATTGGCTTCGGCTCCTTTGCTGCGACCGACTCGAAGAGCCCGCTATTTGTTGCGGGCGTTCCAACGAGATCGACCGAATAGACTTCGACGACGGACTCGACGATGAGCGTACCGTCTTTCTGCGGCGAGACAATACCGTCCGCGTTATGAGATAGCCCGAACGTCTCGGGCATCTTCTCGGCTCGCTCAAGCAGAAACTCCGCGTAGGGATGCGAGCTAAGGTAATGAAGGTCGGCGAAGACCGCCCCTTCCTTGATCCTGCAATCCTTGAGCACTCCGAATGTATCAACGACCGGGCGATCGGTTGCGGCGTTCTGCGGAGAGGGGTGATCGAGATTCACTCGTCGCCCCTCATAGAGCTCGCGAGCTTCTCCCATCGCCTTATCTGTGTATCTCCGCCCGTTCTTCGAGTCCGAGCCGAGCACGCGCACGCCGCGAATGACGCCCGCTTCTCGATCGACCGAGAGCCCTTCAGAGAGGGCATGCTCCTTGAGCTTAACTCGCTGTGTCATATTTCACCTATCTTGTAGTCTTTCCAGCACCGACAATTGGGATGAGCCGGAGGGCCAGTAGGGTAGTCCGCGATCCAATAGCTCTCGGGCTTGCCATCGAGAGCCGAGCAAACGGGGCATGTCCGCGAGTCGTTGTATGCGTTCCAATATGCCGTTAAGTCGTCGACGTTGTTAAAGGCGATCCAAGCCGCCACCATCGCGGGCGTTGCATCGGGCGGGAGCTCGGCAACGCTGAGAGCCGCCGTATCAACCGCCATCAAGTCGGGCGGGATAATGAAGGCGTCGTCTTCAATCTGCGAAGCCGCCGCTCTTGCCCGCCTGATTATCTCAACCGCTCGCTGTTCGCCGAGCGAGCCCGCTTGGGTCACCTGCGTTGCGGCAATCGCGTTCGCCCGAGCCTGATTGAGGGCCACTCGGGGAGCGTCGCCACCTTCGAGGTCTCGCTTTATGTTCTTTGCTATGTTGTCGGCAAGCTGACGGCTCGCCGCTGTTGCCCATTCGCCCGCCCTGCCCGCCGCTTCATGATGCAAGCCACCGACGCGAGCCGCCGCTTCGTCTTGCATCATCAAAAGGATGAGCGTCTCCGAGAAAGTCTCGGAAAGAGTAGGCTGCAAAATCATCACCACGCGATCGGCGAACCGATCCCAATCGATCGGCGTCCTCGCTTGGAGGTCAAGAGCCGCTTCGGCGAACAGCCCGCCGAGCGGCGTTGCAATCTGTTGCTCTTTCCGCGTCCTCTCTGGGATGTCGGGCATCAGGGGTAGCCCCCCCACCCTCTCGAACAATTCGCTATCGACTCCATCATGGGCGGGGCGGGCGTTGCCGCATTGATCGCGACCGCTCCGCTCTCCCGCTCATCGTCCAGGTCAAGCCCTTCCTTCGCCGCCCACGTGGGCTTGCTCATAATGCCATTATCGTGCAAGGACTGATTGATTGTATGCTCTTCGATCCGATTGCGGACCGCAACGGTCGGCAATGTGACGTTGACGGATAGCTGAGACCGAAGCACCTCGATCGGCGGGAGCCGCCCCGCCGCCGATGCGATGGCAAGCACTCGCCAAACAAGCGGCAGATAGGCTTGATTGATGATTTGAGCTTGCTGCACCTCGATGTATTTCGTAAAGGGGGCTTCCGCGACAAGCGTGCTCGCGAAGTTGCCGTTGCTCGCATCGCCCGATACCATGTACTCAGGCATATTCCACCGCGTGCCGATGACCCGGAGCCCTGCTTGCAGGATCTCGATATAATTCCGCCCTTGCGGTTGCCCGAGCGGGCCATACAGATAGTCCGCCCCCTTGATATCGAGCACCGTCCCCGGGCGGCTCGGGGCGGCTCGACGGCTGTTGCCCGTCGTCGGATCGGTTCCGGCTTCCGCTGTCAAGCTCGACCGCACGTCTCGCATCTGCGAGTCGTTGGTGCCCGGATTGTATTGACGGATATATGCGATTGCCGCTTGAGCCGATGCCCCGACCAAGGAATTGCCAAGCAGTCGCTCGGAAGCGGCAAACTCGCGGATGCATGGATAGAGATCGGAGAGCCCGCGTCGCACATTGCGGTCGACATTGCGGCGATAATAGAGCATCGCGTCGGAAGCAACAACGTCCCAATCGCCCGGTTGCTCCGAGACGAAGAATCCATAATGAGGGCATGATCGGCGAGCTCTCCCCCAAGGGGATGCGATGCCATACTTCCAGTCATAGGAGGGCCAGCCGAAGAAGTCCTCGACGACTCGCGGAGCATCGGGCTCGGTGATCCAATCAGGCTCGACGAAAGCGATATCGCATCGCCCGCCGCCGATGTCTGGAAGCTCCGCGAAGCATTCGCCGTCGCGGAAAGCCCGCTTGAATATCTCTCGGTCCGCATCGCAGATAAATCCGGTCCGCTCGAAGAACTCGTCAAGCACTGCTTGGCAAGCAAGCGTGAGCTCGCTCTCGGCGCCCGAGCCCGCCGAGCCCTTGAGCCCGATCTCAACCGTGATGCCTTGCCCGATTGTGTAGTTGGTTGCGGCTTCGGTGATGCCGATCCCGACTTCATTGATCGCCGAGACGATACGGCAAGCTCCGCGAATCTCGGCGAGCTCGCTCTCCGTTTGCCAGATGGGGCGATTATCGCCACGGTCGCGGTCTTCGGGATTGCTCCGCCCTGAGTAGCTATCGAGATCGGAGCCGCGAGGGTCCTCGTCCCAGTGGCGACCGCTCATGTCCGCGTATCGCATGGAGCTATAGAGGGCGGCTTCCTGGACCACCCGCTCTTGCGGAGCGGAGTCGAGCACGGCGATCTCCTTTTCGAGAAGGAGCCGCTCTTTTTCGAGCTTCAGTTCGTCAACTTTCCCTTGGAGATTCTCGCTCATGCGGGGTATGGTACTCGGAAGCTGTACCATTTTGGAAGCCGATTTCGGAGAATTTTGTATATTTTGCCACGGTGTTCTTTGTTACCCCGGTGACCCTCGCGATCTCCCGTATCGTCATTCCGCCGAGCCGAAGCCGACGGATCTCTGCTATCATCGCTTCCGAGATATTGCGTCCCGATGTCATATCAAGTCCCCGTTTGTAAGTCGAAACAAAGATCGCGAAGGAGCTCAAGGGCCATTTGCAAGGCATCGGGACCGTCGTCATGATCGGCATGAGGGAAGTCTCGAAGCTGCTCGACGCAGAGCCGAGAGCCCGGAGAATCGATAAAGAGAATATCGTGGTTTCGCAAATAGGGATCGAGCCAATCCACAATGCGAAGCTCCTTGTTGATGCTGTTCTGAATGCCGAGAAGCGGCATATGCGGGAGCCGAGCGGCGTCGAGAGCCGCCAAGATCTCGTTGCCCATCATGCTTTGAAAGCCGTTCGCCTCATAGCCGATCCGATTCGCTCGGCGGCTCGCGGCAATCGCCACGGTGTCTCTCGCTATCTGCCCGGGGGGGCGTCGCTCAAGATCGCAATCGACCACCACCTTGTATCCATCGCGGGTCTTCGCTCGCCCCGCCCATATAATCGCGGAATAATCCCCGCTCTTCGCCGCCTTCCCGAGCGAGGGATCGACGACAACGACGGAACATTCAACGGGCGGGGCCCGATCAATCCATATGCCGTCGAAGTAGCCTTCGGGCCATTGCGAGCGGTCGCTCTGAGACGGTCGCCCACAATACAGAGCTTGCCACCAATAGGAGCTAAGCCCGTGCCGAATCCGCTCAAGGTCCTCGCGAGAGAATCGCTCGGGCCAAAGCGGTTCGCCCGGCTCCCGCCCGAGCGGGTCGGCTTCCTCCGCGAGCGCAGGGAAGTGCAGGTGCCGAGCGGGGGGCCCGTCGCCGCTCTCGCTCGCTCGGAGGATCCGCCCCGCGAGATCGTCGCGATGCCATCGCGTTTGGATAATCACGGCGATGCCGCCCGGCTCAAGCCGGGTTAGAGCGGTCGATTGATACCATGACCAAAGCCCTTCGCGGAAGGCTTCGCTCATTGCGTTCTCGTTGTTCTTGATCGGGTCGTCGATAATGAGCAAGCCGCACCCCCGCCCCGTGATTGCTCCCTCTTTGCCAACGGAGTACATTCCGCCCGTGCGGTTCTTGAGCTTCCAATCATGGCCCGCGTGATGATTGGGATCGATCTCGGGGTGCGTCATGAAGGAGTCTCGACCATGCTCGGCGATGAGGTCGCGAGCGGCTCGCCCGAAGCCCTTCGAGAGATCGGAGCCATAAGAGCCGAGAATCACTCGCTCGTTTGGATAGGTTCCGACGTGCCAAGACGGGAGATATTTTGAGCAAAATTCCGACTTTCCGTGTCTCGGCGGGGCGTCAATCACGAGTAATCTCTCGGGCACGAGACGCTCTTTCATCGCGAGTATCGTCTCACTGATCGCCCGAAGATGATCCCTCCGAATGAACGCCCCCCGGCTCGCGTGCTCCGCCCAAAGGATCGGGCTCCCCGATCTGACTCCGAATCTCGTCAGCGTTATCTTCGAGCTTTCGGATAACTTCGGGATCACGGCGAGCTTCCTCCAATAGATCAAGAAGCGAGATATCCCCCTCGCGATGCACGTGCAGATGATACTCCGCGAGGTCGAGCCCTTGAAGCTGGTTCTGCTCCCGCATCACCATAAGCGTTCTGATGGCCCTGATACGGGGCGTCGCGGGCGTCTCTGGATCGGTGATGATATTACAAAGAACGGCGGGAAGAGCCGCCATAACGCTTTCTGGGATCTCCCACTGGTTTCTCATCGCTCGTTCCAATAAGACCAAGTCGCTTCGCTTCATGAAAGCCGCCGAATGATTGGAGCGTCCGGGTCGGCATCGCACCGCCCTCTCTCGATTGGATATCGAGCGCATCGCCACTATGCTTCGGACGCATGTTCGCCTTTATACATTCCGGCTCCTTGCTCCGCAATGGCGGAGAATGGCAAGACCGGAACGGTGAGCCGCTCTTCGGCGGCTTTGTTCAAGAAGTAGATATAGCGAAGCTGGAAGCCCTTCGCGGGCTCCCACCCCGCCGCGATATAGGGACGCATCGAAGCCGAGCCGTCGTGCTCGACCGGATGCCCGGCTTCTGCGCTCCGCCGCATGGCTTCCTTGACAACGGGGAGATGCGGAAAGTGGAGCGTTATATCGCTCAAGACATCGCCAGCCGGAGAGAGCCACTGTGTTTTTGTTCTTCGTGATGCCGATGAGCTTAAAGCCGCTCGCCCGATAGATGGTGCCGTCGCCGCATAGCGTGCCATCGGAATAGGAAAGCACCCACTCGATATGAGCATATCGCTTGCGGATAAACCGCATAGCTTGCGAGATCGCCCGGCTCTCTCCATTGCGAGGGAGCCAATCAGCGAGGGCCATCCGGTTGAGCTCAAGCATCCCGTTCCAACTCGTGCCTTCGACAAGCCCGAGCGTCTTCCGCTTATCGAGCGATGGCCCGAACTGAAGAGCCCCTCCGCATTTGCCGTCGAGAAACACCCCGAGATGGAGCTTTGAGTTCTGAACGATCTTGCCCGAATAATGAAGCCGCCGAATGATGCGGTTCGCATCGCTCGACGAGATCGGTTTAATCCTGATATCCTTTGCCCTACCCATCGAGAAACGCCTCCACGATCATGGCGAGCGCGTTCGAATTGGCGTTCTTGCTCGGGCTATCTTCGAGCGGCGGGAGCTCCTTCGCCTTCGCGATGGCTTCCTTTAAGCGGGCGACCTGGTCGTCATGCAAGACGAAGCTGATGTGCTGGTAGGGCTCCCGCTCTGTATCTTCGAGCTCTGGGGCTTCGGTCTCTTCGATGTCATACACCGATCCTCCAAGCTCGCTCATGAGCTCCATGAGAGCATCAGAGCCGGTCGACACACCGCGAAGGAG